AGAAGTACCACCAGCACCGTAAGAATTCATTGAAGCTAACATATCGTCCATTGCAAGAGACGTAGCTCTATTTACAAACATCATGTTTTCTTCAATAGCACCTTGCTTATCAAATTCAGCTAAGATAGCATCAAATTCAGCTAAGTCAGTAGCAGCGTTAACTCCAGTAATACCAGAAGTTAAGTTACCTCTTTCTTCAATAGCAGCAAATAAACCTTGCGTACCTGTTTGATTTCCAGAATCACCGTACATTCCAAAAGCTAAATCAGTTAAAGTGTCAGCACCATCAACTTTAGAAATTTCACCTTCTAGCATAGCCATTTCTAAGTAATCGTTAAAACGAGCTCTTGTATCAGCTTCAGCTTTTAAGTACCACATGTAACCACCTTGACCAGCTTCAGAAGTAACTTCAACCCAACCAATTCTAGAAGTATCAGAACCTGAAACCTCGTAGTAATCTTTCATGATAATTGGTTTGTTAGTGTAAGTCTTTAACTTAGGCTCGTTAGCTCCACGACTATCAACATTTTTTAAACCTGTTGCGTCGATATAAGATCTACCTTTTGCGTATTCAGAACCATAAACTAATATAGTTGTGTCATTTGCAACACCAGATGTAGCTAAAGTGTCTGTAGTATAAGGAGCTACAGCTATAACGTTACCTGCAACTTCAGTTACTAGAGCTTTAAAAACTCCCGCAGAGTTAGAAATTATAATAGTATCACTTACTCTAACAGCGTGATCAACCACAGTGCTTGATGAAGTAACACCTTGCCCGTCAATTTCTTTTTGTAAAGTAATTTCAGTAGCAGCTGTTCCAGGAGGTCCTGCAGTTGCAGCAGTAACTTGTCCTGTGTACGAAATGTGTAAACGACCTTGCTCAGACCAAACTACTTGGTCAGAAGACATCGCTTCTTCAGCTCCAATTTTTGAAAGAAATCCTGAAATAGTTCTCGGTCCGAAAACTTCAGCTTCTTTCTCCATTAAATCTGGTAAATATTGTTGACCCCATGAATTAGCGGTCCCTGTAAAATCTAGATAGTTTGTGTTCAACACTTGCTTGTTTGAAGCAGGCGTTGCGTTTAAACTACCTCCTGGCGTAATTGGCATAATTTTGTTTTTTTAAATTTAGTTATTTATTTTTAATTTTAAACTTAAAATCATTAGAACTTTCACCTAACACTTTTACTTTCATACCACCCATATCAACAGTTCCATGTTGTTGTCTAGGGTTCATGTCTACGTTCTTAGCTTTAGCAACACTTGTTTTTAAAGCGTCTGCCTTACCTTGTTCGTAAAAATGTTTTGCAATAGCATCAGGATTATTAGCGGTAAACAAAGATTTATGATAACCTTTAGCGTCTGACATTTCATTATTTTCATTCAAGAACTTCTTGACAAAATTATTAATGTCGCTTTGACTTTCTTTTACTTTGTTACTGTCTTTAACATTAAACCTATACTTTTTATCACCAACGTTATAGTCAAATCCTTTAAAGTCTTTGCTAAAAACATTGTTTGTTTTCATTTTAAAAGTATTGGTTTGTTTTTCTACAACCGCATCAGTTTCTTTTGATTCCTTGTTGTATCTATTAAAGAAATCTACAGCTTTTTGTTGATCTTTGGTCAGCTTTGACCCAGCTTTGATTTCTTCATAGTATTTAGACTTTTGCCCGTCCAAGTGGCTTTTAGCGTTGGCAACTTGCTCTTTTAGCGCTATTTTTTTCTTTTTAATCTCTCTTTCTTCATCAACCTCTTCGTCAAACGAAAAGTTATCGTCAATTAAAAAATCCACCTCATCTGGTGTTAAGTGAGATTTTGTTTTTTTGTAAAACTCTCTAAGAAGCGTTATATCGTCGTAGCTAGAAAAATCTTGATTAAGAGTTACATAATCTTCTAAAGTACCGCCGGTATCTTCCATAAAATCCATTAGCTTTTGAACATTTTCTGGTATTGCTCTTCCAGTTTCTTTAGCTTCAGCTATAGCTTCTTCAACTTGTTCAGTTAATTCTTCTGCCTGCTCTTTAACATCTTCTTCAGTTATTTCTTCTAATACTGGAGTTTCTTGTGCTTCAACTTCCGGTTGTACTTCTTCTTGTTTTTCTGTGGCATCGGCATTTTCATCGACTCCAACCACTCCCTCGTTGTCAGGGTTATCTTCTTTAATTTCATCTTTGGTTTCATTTTCTATTGGTTTGTCTAGGTTTACTTTTGTAACATTGTCTGTAGCTTCTACTTTATTAGATAAGTCTACTTTTGCAACCTCTTCGGTTACTTCTTTCTTTTTTGCCATAATATAATATAATAATAGTTAATAATTTTTATCTAGGGTCAAAACCACCTAAATCAAATCCGCCTCCTATACTATCATTACCTGCGGACTCAAAGTTTTTAGGTGCTTTTGCACTATTTCTTTGATCAATCATCTCACTTTGTTGAGTTGCTTGAATTCTTGTTCTCTCGTCTTTACGATCTTCTTTTTCTTTTTCTTTACCACTTACAGTTTCATTGTCCATTTTTCTAAGCTGCATGTTGTATTGAAACTCTTGCTCCATTAGTTCTTTTTTAAGAGCTCCTTCTGCTTGGAGTTTTTGTAAATCTAATTGCATTTCTATTTGAGCCAAACCTGCTTTTGATTGTACTATCGCGTCATTTTTTTGAACTTCAGCTTGAGCTGCGGCTTGTTGAGCTTGAGCGTTTGCCTGAGCTTGAACCTGTATGTTTCTTTCGTTTGTTTCTTGGTCTTTTTCTTCTTTTTTAAACCTACGAAGTTTTAAAAGTTGATTAGCTAGTTTTAGGTTTTTAATTTCTCTAATATCAATAGCGTCTTCTAGGTTTATAGTTTGTTGAGCTAAAGCAACTTGTATATTGTTTTCAAGCATAGCTTTCTCTTCTTCATCAGGTGCAAGTTCTATAAATATGCCAAAATCATATAAATGCAAGTTAGCCATTTCTTGTAAAGTTCCTACGTTGTGAGCTCCAATTTGTTGTATAAAAGCGTCTTTAGTTGGTGAGTATTCTATAATGTCAGATATTCTAAGTGATAAACACTCTGCTACTTGAGAAGTTAAAAACAAGCCAGACTGTAATATATGTCTTGTTGCTGTGTTACTGTTTGCTGCTGCTAGTTTTTGTACACCTACTAAAGCGTTTTTATCAGGTGTACTACCATCTCTAGCTTCGTTAAGACCAGTAGTATCTCTTATCATTTGTAAGTAGTAATTATAGTTACCTATAAGCGATTGCAGCTTTTGACCACCAGACCCTGATTGTATTTCTTGAATAGGAACTTTACCTGGATTCATTTCACCATCAGAAGTAAATGATCTACCTATAACAGATCCTGTTTGGAAAAACATGTTTAAAGCTTCTTGAGGACTGTAGTTTGTTCCGTTACCTAGATCTATTTCAGCTAAACCATCAGCATCTAAATAAACACCATCCGGCACCATTCTTGCTAATACTTGTTGTATTTTTAAATGAGTAAGCTGTATCATATCAGCAAAGCCGGTAATACGTCTTACTAAACTTTCTATTTTACCCTTGTATAATCTAGGCGCTACAATAGAGTAATTCATTTTAACTTTAGTAAAATCACTCTTAGGTCTCATCATGTTTCTAGACATTTCCCATTTAAGTAATTTATTAGTACCAAGGATTAAAGCTCCTTCATATAAAGTTTCTATACTTCTTTGTAGTCTAGAGTAATCAGTTGCACCTTCTGGTGGCTCAAACGTGTCGTCTTTTTCTATAGCTTTTTCAGCACCACTACCAGTTTCTTTTACTTTATAAACCTCGTTCATATATGTTTTATAGTTAAAATACAAAACTTGAACTTTGTTATTGTCAGACTCGTTAGTACCACTAGCATAGTTTGTTTGAGTGTAGTTCTTGTTTTTTACTACATCTTCTAAATCTTCTTGGTCTAAATGTGGAAATTGTTTTGCTAACTCATTTATTGGTATCATTTTTACTTCACCAACATAATATATATCGTCAAAATATGGTGACTCAGTATAAGAGTAAACTAAGTCTGCAGGATCAACATAATCTATTGTCACACCTTCAGAAGTGTTAAAGTTTGTTTTTACAGCTCCTATACCTAAAACTGTAAGATCATAGTAAAAACGTTTCTTTATTAACTCATATTTGTTACCGGCAAATAAAACGTTTAACGCTTGTTCTTCAGCAATCTCAACTGACTGTTTGTAAGTTAGCTGCATGTGTAAATCAAGTTCTTCTTGACTAGCAGGTAAAGTTTCTTGATCTGAGTTAGAGACATCAATACCAAAAGACTCGTTAACAAAATCGTTATACGTCTTCATATTTATATCTTCCAACAAAGCTTCCATGTACTCTGTTCTTTGAGAAACTCCGTATGGGTCAACTGAATAAGCTTTTATGTCATACATTCTTTCAGCTAAACCATTAACGACAATATCTACAAACTTAGGTATAATTGGTACAGGTGTCCAGTCTAAATTAAGATAAGACAAATCACCGTTTATAGATAGTTCGTCTTTATATTTTTGTACTGATTGCTCTCCTCTAGCGTATAGTCTTAGGTTGTGGAAATTGTTTTTACTGCTAGCATATCTTGAATGATTACTATCCTGAAAAAACCACTCTGTTTCTATTGCTTTAGCAACTTTTAAACCATAATCGTAGCTTATCTTTTCAGCATCGCTTACAACTTGACTTGGAAAATAACTTTTTATAACAGACTCTGCCATATTTATTT